GATTCCAGTTTGACTTGATTAATAACCTGACGGGCCTCTTCGATAGAGCACTGAAACCATTCGCCTTGTTGGTTGAACTTAGATGCAAGTACCTGATGTGCTTGAGACTCTGATGCTCGACGATCAGTTACTTTGCAAAAGTATTGTAACTCATAATCACGGAAAGGGCTAGAGGTTTGATAACCTTTTAGTCTGTCCATTGCATCTACAGCCATGCCAACCTTTACCCAGCCTTCAAATGCAGGATTGGTAATGACATATACTTCGCCTTGTTTTGAGGATTTGTAGTTTTGCAGTGCGCTAAATGCCGCTTCCTCAAATCCTTCGTATCGTCCGGGCTTGTGGAGAGGGTGGGATTTAGAAATATACTTACCATTAACATACATCTGAGTGCTATTGCTTTTAATCGTGCGCTTTCTGTGCTTTTCAGGGTCATCTTTATAGTAGTAAGGTCTTCCTGTTTTTGGATTAATTTTAGTGTGTGTCTGCCCAGTTGTTTCCAACATTGTACTCTCCTGTTAGTTCACATTTTAAGTTAAAGTCTCTACCAGCTTGTTCAATTGCAGCAATACCTAACTCGCCTACTTTATCTGCTACATCTTTGTGCGCTTCAATTTGCCACTCATCGTGGACGTTAGCAACAAAGTGTGCGTCTAAGTCTTTGATACTTTCTTGTAGGTTGATCAGCGCCTGCTTCATGACAATAGCGCCAGCGCCTTGTAACAAAGTATTTAGTGCGGCATGTTCAGATCGAACAAACAACTTACGCTTATCTAGTCCTTTGAGGTAGCCCCTTTTAGCCGCTCGTCCAACTCTGTCTTTAAGATCTTTGAATGCAGGGAGATTATCGAAGAAAGACTGTCTAAGTCGTCCACCATCTTTTGCGTCTCCTCCAACCACTGATCCAAGCTTTGCATCTCCTGCACCGTATAAGAGTGCATAGATGAAAGTTTTAGCCTGAGGTCTTGATTCAAGTCCCGCAGCCATTTGATTTGCTGTATGTATGTCTCCGTTGAGAAGCTCATAAGTAAATCCCTCATCGTTCATGTAGTGTGCTAACATTCGTAGTTCTAAACCGCTGGCATCAATACCCACTAATTTGTAATCATTTTCAACTGTCCAACATTCTCGACACTCTTTGCCGTAAGGACTGCTTATACTTGGAATCTGTGCCATGTTAGGACTACTGTGTGTCATTCGACCTGTCACAGCGCCAATAGTATTAACGTAGCCACGAATGCGTCCGTCATCTTCCATCTCTTTAAACCAAGAGTTTATCTGAGCAATGCGTTTTTGAAGCATGAGATACTCAGCAATAATGGCTGCTTCAGGTATGTTTTTTATCTGCGATAATACTTTTTCATCGACAATTGGTTGTCCCGTAGGCGTAAATTTTGTAGGCTTCCAGCCAAACTCCAAGAGATATTCTCCAATTTGTTTTCTAGAACCAAGGTTAAAAGGTTCAGAATCACAACGAACAAGATGCTCGTCTGGACTCTTACACGCTTTTTCGTATTCTTCATCAGATAGTCTGACCTTTTTAGTTTCGTTTTTGACTTGCGCCATTTTAGAAACCTTACCTGCCTTGGTCAGTGTCGGAACCAAAGCAATAGATGTTTCGCGTGGCTTAAATGTTTTATGCACACGCTTTTCAGCTTTGTTAATTTTTTCATTTAATTCAGCCAGCAGACTCATAGCATGTTGCTGATCTAGTTTAAAGCCTCTATTGCGCTGTGCATTAAGAATACGATACACTCCGTGTTCTAGTTTAACGCACTGAGAACCAAAGCCGACAGACTCTGTACGAGAAAGATGTCGATAAACTTTATAATTAAGAGACACGTCCTGTGCGCAATACTTTAACATTTCAGGTGTGTAATACTCAAAGTTGTCATACTCAATCTTTCGGTGTCGTAGCCTGTAGCCCCAGCCCTCAAGACCGTGGCCGCCTTCTCGTGTTGGATTGAACAGTCGAGAAAGCACAAGAGTATCTACGATCTTTATGCTGCCGTCATCCAAATCAATGCCCATAAGATTTTTTATCACAGGTATATCGTACCCTAAGATATTATGTCCGATTAGTTTGTCTGCGCTTTGTAAAAGTTTAACTCCTTTATCTATGCATTCGGGACCGTACTCATAGACCTTTCCGGTTTCTGTGTCCATCGCAACTAAACAAAAAATTTTGGTCGGCTGCAATCCATTTGCTTCAATATCAAAGACATAAGCTGTCATATCTCATCTCCAAACTCATCAATCATAGTATCTATATCTACTTCTGACAAGCGTCCGGTTTCTTTGTCGTAAAACAAGTGTGTTGCAAGTCCGACATCACCTGTGTACCTAGACTTTAGTACACGAACTTTAGTTGTTGAAGCAACCATAGGATCGTCGGACTGTTGGTTACGCTCTAAGCTTATCACACAATCGCTCAGTTGCGCAATAGATTGAGACCCACGTAAATGATTTAGTGCTGTCTCGATACCATTCTCATGACCACGATCACCCTGAGTCCTACGCAAGTGTGAAACAAGAATCATTCCACAGCCCGTCTCTTCTACGAGGGTTCGAAGTCTATGCATAATCATGTCAATAGCTTTGCGCTCGTCAGGGTCATCAGACAAAAGAACTAACATGTGAAGGTGGTCAAGAACTATCCACTTGCAGTCACAGCCAATGATCATGTATCGCAGCTTACTGAATACACTTTCGAGGTCGTTCATGCCAAGGTGACCATACACCCACACACGATCTTTGTTGTCGCCGTCAAACATTTGATGGTGTATCTGGCGCAGATCGTCTTGATCAAAAAGATTACGAACACTGTCGAGGTGTAATCGGGCATCAGCTTCAATAGAAAGTATGCCGTCGATTGTGCGCTGCCAGTTCTCTTCGAGGGCCATAACGCCCACGTTGTCTCTAGTCTTTTTGATTAGCCAGTGTTCTAGTTCTCGTGTGACACTAGACTTACCAAGGCCGGTGCCGCCCGTCAAAGTAACTAACTCGCCTGCACGTAAGCCCTCAAGCTTTTCGTTGAGACCTTCCCATGGAAAAGGGATAGAGTCTTTACGTGTACGATGTAGGTAGTTATCAACATTTTCTGAGACATTGAGAACGCCCGAAGGTGTATAGAGCTTTGCGTTCCACCAGTGGTGTACAAAGTTTTTGTGTTGCGAGGTGCGTAACATATCGTTAGCGTCTTTGTAGTCTACGGGAAGCTCCATAATTTTAGCTTTGCCGGGCCTCAAAAGCTTTGCGACTTTCTTTGCAGCATCACGACCATGTTTGTCATTGTCAAAACAAATAATAATATTGTCGAAGGATTCTAGAAATTCTAAGTTTTCCTTCACATCACGATCTGCTGACTGTGCGCCATTGCGAATAGATACAACGGGCCACTGTGACCCCATCAATTCGTAAGCTGACATAGCATCTATTTCGCCTTCAACAAGAGTTATATACTTGCCGCCTGACTGGAAGAGTTGTTGACCAAAAAGGCCAGCACCTTTCGCGTCACCACGCCAAGCAAATTCTTTGTTGGGCTTTCGAATTTTTGCTCCGACTTCTGTGTTGTCAGAGTAATAAGGATATATATGTTCTACGATCTGACCAGTAGAATTTTTAACGGATCGTACTCTGTACTTCTTTGCGGTTTGTAGGCTGATATTTCTATCAGTTAGCGGATAAAACTCTCCTTGATTTGTAGTCATGGGTGTCTTCTTAAAGTTTGTGATAGAAGTCACATTGTTTTCCTGCTTAGGTTTTGGAAGAAAAACTCCGCAGCTAAAACATTTGACAGATCCGTCATCGTTCATAGCTGCAGAGTCAGAACCCCCACACTCAGTGCAGGGGATATGGGTTTGAACAAAAGACATATTAGTCCTCTTCTGGTTCAGGTTCCTCTTCTGTAACAATAGCTTCTTCAGTTAGAAACTCTTGGACTTTTGCATGTAGTGCAACAGCTGCAGCCTGTGCGATAACCATGCGGTCTTCAAGGCTTCGCACATCTTGCTCTGCTACTACCAAAAGCTGGAAGGCCTTTTGGCCCTCCGGAGCTAAAGATTCTACATTATATGTAGTACCTTCATGCACATAAGTAATGCTCATTAGATTTCATCCTCCTCTTCTTCTACATCAAACTCAGCACCATCCGGTGCATCATACTCAATAAGATCTAAAACTTGCATAGCTTGGAAATCCAGCCCACGGAAGTCTTGACCGTTCCATTGTGTTTCCCATTCTTTGTACTGAACTTTTACATGGGAACCATTACCAACTGTGACGTTGATTTCGCGTTTGCTTTTGTCATAAAGCTTTGGTGCCTCACGAATCATGCCACGAGGACCATCAACTTTACGCTTGATGATAAGCGCCGGACCCTCGTCCATATCTTTTACGGTAAAGCCACGATTGCGGAAACTGTCGGCAACCTCGTCATCGACTACAAGGTTTACAGAATACGCTGGTGTGTACTTAGTGTTTGGTGTGGTAACAAACGACCAGTACGCTCTTCCTTCTACAACTGCCATAGTTTATCTCCTGTATAGATAATTAATAAAGTTTGGTATTTGTCTGAGGATAAAGTCCTCATCTAGTTCGACACCTTGATCGACTGCCTCCATCTTAATCCATGTCTGCATCAATGTCAAGGCCTCTTCTGCTGGTAAGTGTACGCCCAACATCATAGCAAATGCACGGGCAATCACGTCTTCTATCAATTCATCATGTGTTAAATCGTTGTATTCATACACCTCGCTCTCACTCTGTTAGGGTTGCTGTTAAGAGAGTATTAAGTTTAACGGTATCTAAAAGATAGTTAAACTCTTCTGCTCCCAAGTCTGAAGACATTGTAATAGCGCCGTCCGTTTCTGTCAAGAGTATAAATGTACCATGTGCATTATTACCAACCTCTTGATTAATTTTATCTACAGCCCTTTCAATTTTTTCAGTAAGACTAAGCTCTGTAGTTTTAGATTTACCGAAATCGCCTGTTACAACCTTCATGAGTTTACTTCTTCTATCAAGCGATCAATGTACCACTTGCATTTTCTAAGATCTTCAATGGGCTTACCCTTGTAGTCATAGCGCCACAGATACTTAAGCGCATTGCCCTTGAGATAACCTCGAAACTCATTCTCAGGCATTGAAGCTTTGATTGCTTCGATAGCTTCTATAGAGCCTTTGTTGTAATGGTCTGGTTTTGTCACGGGGTCAGCGTCTTTCCTGATAGATAAACTATTAAGCTTTCTCATGGTATCCCACTGGTCAGGGCTTATATTATCTAAAGACATTAGTATTCTCCTT